AGGGCATCGCTTCACATACAAGTCATTTGTCCCCGATAGCTACAATTGGATAGTGGCACCCAAATATGCACTTGGCGAAAAAGAGTTTCGTGTTATCTACAGTGATTACCAGAAATTGGGGCTGCTTCCTTATTGCCGGAAATCCTACTCAATCAAACAGGGAGATATGCGAATCGAGACACCATGGAAAGCGGTTATCCAAGTGGTGTCAGCAGAGAAACCTGACTCACTATTGGGAGAGGGGTTGTCACATGCGGTAATGAGCGAAGCTGCTCAGCATGGGCGCCACGTATGGGAACAATACATAGAGCCAGCGCTAAGTGACCTACTTGGCACATGTGACTTCCCCTCTACCCCAAAGGGATTTAACTGGTACCATGGCCTATGGCTCCTAGGACAAGATAATAACCATTCTGATTACCGTTCTTGGAGTTTGCCGACGTGGACAAATCTCATTCGCTATCCAGGCGGTTGGACTAATGCAGAGATTGTCCGCATTCGGGCCATTGCATCTAAGACATATTTCGACCAGGAATATGGTGCGAAGTTCACAGCACTCGCGGGAGCTATCTATGAAGAGTGGGACGAAAGAATCCACGTTAGGCAACACGCGTTTAACTCCGAGTGGCAAAACTTCCTCGCATTTGATTATGGTTATGTCAACCCCTTTTGTGCTCTCGATATCCAAATCGGCCCGGACGACACCGTATACGTCTGGCGTGAATACTACGGGCGCTACCTAAGTACCTACGAACATGCAAAACAAATCAGGGATCGCGATAATCCTACTAGCTATCGCGTTGATAGTATGTGGGGTGATCCTCGTGGCCCTGATGAAGCTGCTACATTGGCGCTAATACTGGGTAGCGTTGCTGCGCCGGTAGTTAGCTGGAAGAGTGGAATCGAGACAATCAAGCGTTTGCTTAAGCTGCGGGAGGACGGGTCAGCGAAATTGTACGTCGATCCAAGCTGCACTAACCTGATTAGGCAGATGGGGACATTGCGCGTGAAAGAGCGGAAAGGCCAGCAAATCCTTGATTTGCAGGAACACTCTGGAGACGGGAACATCCAGCATAAGGTAGATGACCATGCCTGTGACGCATTGAGGTACTTCATAGGGCCTTATTATGTTTTAGGCGCAGGTACGCATCTTAGCGAGGTTTACGGGCCTGATTATATTAACTCCGAGAGTAACGATTTCTTCACGGTTCACGGCGGCATTAGGCTAGACGACCAAATAGGGATTGCGTCATGAAGTTCCGTGGTCTGCTAGGTGGTCAGGCTCGCCAGGTTAGCAAGGGAACTAGCTATATCGCAGAAGGATTAGCTCCTTCGCCTCCACCACAAGCGCAAGTTGAGCTAGGCTCCTCACAGCCGATAGTAATACGGGAGCTGGTACCACAGCTAGTCAGTGCTTTTCAGCGCGCGCAGACTTATGCACAGATGATGAATGATTCTGGCGTGGACGTATCTATGCGTGTAGCAAAGACTCCTGTGCTAGGGGCGGAGTTCTTTGTAGAGCCATATTCACCAGCTCCGCAGGATCAGGAGATTGCAGGATTTGTGTGGTCAAACTTGTTTGAAGGCATGAGTTCTCCGTTTATCACGGCGCTCGAGGATATCCTGCATTGCTATGAAGATGGCTATTCCGTAATAGAGAAAGTCTACGAGAACCGGGAGTGGACTCCGAAGAGAGCCGGCGCAAACACACGTACATATACCATGTTGCGCAAGCTAGGATATCGTCCTGCAACTACGATCAAAAATATTGAGTATGACAATAATGGCGGGCCGAAGGCCATCACGCAGAATGCGATTCAGGGCGATGGCACGATAAAGGAAGTGACCCTAGATATTACAAAGATTCTCATCTTTACGATGAACAAGAAGGGAGGCGATCTTCGCGGTAAAAGCTTGCTCCGCACGGCTTACCCGCATTGGTATTACAAGACGCACTTCTACAAGCTGGACGCAATTCAGAAGGAACGCAACAGTCTTGGCGTACCTAAGGGCAAGCTGCTGCCTGGTTTTACTGCCGCAGACAAAGAAGCAATGCGCACGCTGCTACGTAATCTGCGCAATAACGAGGAAGCTTTTATGCTTCTCACGCCCAACGTAGATGTCGAGTTTGCGGAGCTTAAGCAGCAGCCACTCGAGGTTTTGACTAGCGCCACTCATCATAACGTCATGATTATGATGAATGTGCTAGCGCAGTTCATTACGCTAGGTGTGGAGAGCGCCGGCGGCGGTAGAGCTACTTCTGGTGCGCAGGCAGATATCTTCATGAAAGCTCTGCGGCATGTGGCGAGTTACATAGCAGATTGCTTTAACATGTATCTCGTCCCCGAATTGGTAGTCTGGAATTATCCGACTAAAAATTTCCCGAAGTTAAAAGTACGCAACATCGGAGAGACACGTGATTTGCAGATGCTTGGTAGTGCGATTGCAAATCTTTATGCTCAAGGCGCGATTACTCCTGACACCGACACAGAGAACTGGGTCAGGAGAGTATTTGATATGCCTTCTACCACAGCCACGCCAGTACCTAAGCAGAAGCCAGCACAACCTGCGGGTAATGGTAGAGGCACGCCAGAGAATGTACCAGCACCACAGCCTTCTCAGAAAGGCAACGTATCACAACAACGGGATAAGGTTGGTTCGAATGTCGGCAAGCCTCCAAGTGCAGCCGAATAAAGTAATGCTATCTACGTTGGATAAAGGCGAGTATTTCGTCCTAGAGAATGATCTCTATTACGTATCAGACGTCGTGCCGGAAAAGGACTACTATCTCATAGAGGATTGCAAAACATTAAAGGAGAGATTCCTCAAGAGAACTACGATGGAGCGCATGAAGGTTAGGAGGGTCGCTAATGCTTGAATCAGCTATAACTCCCCCTCCTGTGGCGGGGTTTGAACCAGGGGCCGATACTTGGTTAGAGGCGCTTCCGGCGAGAACATATAGTACGCCGCAATACGGGGAAGTCGTGGTTACGCCGGAAAAGCTGGAAAGAATGGTGGAAAACTTTAAGAACGGGGTACGCGGTCAGGATGTGGCAACGGATTATGACCACGGACAAGATAAGGCGAAAGGAAATAAGGCGTCGGGTTGGTACAAGGATTTTAAAGTTGCGCCTAGCAGTTCTGATGATGGCAGCCTATCTCTATGGGCGCAGGTCGAATTCACAGAAGAGGCGCAAGAAGAACTCCAGAAAAAGGCGTGGAAATACTTCTCGCTAGAGTGGGATGATGAGTGGACAGACAATTCTGGTGCTGTGTTTAGTGACGTTATTATTGGTGGCGCTCTTACTAACCGCCCGATAGCCAAGAGGATTATGCCTATCAACTTTTCTGAGGCTATGTGGGATGAGGTGGATGATTCAGTTAGGCGGGAATTCGCTGTCTGGTCTACTGCGATGGTGAATGATCTTCCCGATAGCTGCTTCCTCTATATCGAACCTGGCGGAAAGAAGGATAGCGAGGGAAAGACTACTCCGCGCTCCCTTAGGCATCTGCCTTATAAAAATGCATCAGGCAGCATTGATCTGCCTCATTTGCGGAATGCTATTGCGCGTATTCCACAGATGAAGGGCATTGGCGCAGACTTGAAGGCTCGTCTGCAAGCCAAAGCGCGCAGATTGCTTGGTGGTAAATCCAAGTCAATGGCGGAGAGAGCGGAAGTGAGAGATGCGTATGAGTTGTTGGTAGAGGCAGGCTTCGAGGTAACAGACGAAAGCAAGGAATGGGAACATTCGGAGCCAGGTACAGGATCGCCACCTGCGCCACGTACCAGTGAGGATGGTTCTGATGATCTCGCGATTAAGACGGGTTCGCGTAGGGAAAGCCCGCCAATCGTCAAAGAATTGGAAGCGAAGGGAGGGTCAGTTTTGACCGTAGAACAGTTGGAAGAACTGTATAGGGCTGCGGGCATCGAAAAGCCTATGCCTAGGAAAGATGCAGACGGAGTAGAACAGCCTGTCGATCATTCTGGACTCGTAACGGCAGTCAAGAAGAAGTTCTCTGAGCAGCTTACCCCTGAGCAGAAGAAGTTCTCTGAGGATTATCCTACTCAGTGGGCTGAGATGCAGAGGCTCCTTAGTCTGGAAAATGCCAGAGCTGGCAAGGCATTCTCGGAAAGTGTTGCAACGCTCAAGCGACAGGAAGGCGAGAATCTCAGAGATACTGAGTTTGGTCTGTCTGCGCTTGCTCAGCAGACTGTCGCAGAAGTGCATAAGAAGTTCGCAGAAGGGACTGTATCTCTGGAGGATTTCGAGAATGCAGTCAAGGCTATCACTGAGTCTGGTGTCGTGAGGTTTGGTGAGGAAGGCTCCACTCAAGCTCCTGAGCCTGTTGTGATTGATACTTCCAATGCGCAAGGTATCCAGAGTGCGCGCAGGCTCTTCGCAGAGAAGGTCACAGAGATTCAGGTTGCTGGTGATGGTATGGATTACAAGTCGGCTCTCATCGAAGCTTCAAAGAAATTCCCTGAACTTGCACAGGCTTATCGTGCAGCCGCGCCAGCTTAGGAGGTGATAAATAATGGCTTGGGGAAATTTTATTCTGGACTCAGGTTTCGACGTTACTGCGGCAATTACCAAGTTCCGACTTGTTAAGCTGACTGCCGCTGAGACTGTCGGTGCCGTTACGGGTATTGCTGACGTTCCTATCGGCGTTGCTCAGTACGGAATTGCTACCGCCGAGGTAGCGAAGGGTAAAAATGCTAGCATCAGAGTGCTCGGCGTTAGTGAAGCTGAGGCTGCTGGTGCAATTGCTGTTGGTGTTCTCGTTACGCAGGAAGCCGATGGTCGCGTGTCTGCTCTTGTTGGCGCATCTGGTAAGCGTATCGTAGGTATCTGTGTCGGTGCTCCTGCGGCTGCCGCAGGTGATCGTATTGCTCTGCTATTCCAGCCTGCTCTTGGGCTTGCGTGAGAGAGGGAGGTGATTAAACTAAATGTATGATCCTGGCGAACTTTATGTAGACCCAATCCTGACCAACTTCTCCGTTGGGTATACTGT